AATATATTGCTGTCCTTACCGAACCCAAGTATTTGTCTTCATCTTAATAAACATGTTTTCAATGTTTTCTTTTCTGCCTCGTACGCTAGTGGCCGCGCAGCGGCATTAGGGAGTGTTTTGAGTGAATAATTAAAAAAACCCACCCCTACGGTTCAGGGTGAACCCACCCCTACGCTAGGGTGTGATGTCTACCCCTACGCTAGGGTGTGATGTCTCTACCTACGAAAATTCCATGTGGCGGTTACAGTATTACCCGCCACCTATGTGTCACAACCTACGTGTCACCACTAAAAAACGTTCCAACTGACTTTCTCGAATGTTCCAACTGAAGAATGTTCCAATACGTTACTATATAAACTTCCAGAATACCACTCCGGCAAATTACTAAAACTTATGAATCCATCATCGCTTGAGTGCACTCCGTTGTTATGTCCGAGCGTGCCAGATCCAGAGGTTGGTGTTTCACTATCAACAACTACACTGACGAGTCCTACTCCCTTCTCTGTGCCTCGTTGTCCACAGCTGCTCACTATTCCATTGTCGGAAAGGAAAAGGCGCCGAGTACAGGCACTATGCATCTGCAAGGATATCTCTATATGGAGAACGCAGCAAGGTTTACCGCCATTAAGAAACTGCTTGGGTCATCGGCCCACATTGAGAGTGCTAAGGGAACTCCACAGGAAAATTACACCTACTGCACAAAATGTGGAGATTTCTGGGAACACGGAGTCCTCCCCTCTAAAGGCAAACGCACCGATCTTGACACAGTCGTCGAATCAATCAACTCAGGATCCAATTTGGCCACTATCGCCCTCGACTTCCCTGTCCAGTTTGTCAAGTTCCATAGAGGACTCAAGGCACTCATTTCCACAAAGTACAAACCGCGTGATCCCGCCGTTCCGCCGACGATCCTCTGGTTCTCGGGTAATACTGGTACCGGAAAGTCCCGAATGGCTTGGGACCTCTCCGCTAATCGAACCAGCTACTGGAAAATGTCAGGCAATAAGTGGTTCGACGGATATGAGCAACAAATGCTGTGTGTGTGGGACGACTTTCGCGAGGATCAAGTCGATTTCGGATATTTGCTCCGACTGCTCGACCGCTTTCCTATGAGGGTCGAATCTAAAGGTGATTCTGTTGAATTCAATTCTTCATTAATCGTAATAACTACCCCATTTTCTGTTGATCAGTCTTTCTTGCGCTCAGATGAGGACCGCCAACAGATTATTCGACGAGTCACCAAATCTATTCCTTTTCCTATTTCTGAAACTGATCGTCTTTTCCTTGACAGTTTCCTGACACCTTCTGTCGAATAAAGATTATATAAACTCGGTTTTTCTTTTATTTTGCAAAATGCGAAAAAAATATGTCCGAAAGCGCAAGTACAGAAGAAGACGTAGAACATATCGCCGTAAGCGCAATCGAAGACGTACGTTCCGTGGTTAAGGCCGTCAAACATCTCCTGGTATATCCGGCTCTCAGTATGTTAAATTTCGCTACTGTACGACGTGGGATGCCAATCCTACTACGGGCCTTCAACTTGACTATGTTTACAGTGCTAATAGTCTATATGATCCCGATGTTTCGGGTATAGGCCATCAACCTATGTGCTTTGACCAATGGATGACTTTTTATCAGCATTATACAGTTCTTGGTTCTAAAATAACTGTCACTCTCTTACCTTCTGGTGCTACTGTCGCTGAAGGCTGTGGCTATGTAGCCATTATAGTCACTGATGACTCTACCGCTCTCAACTCTCTCAATACCGATACCATGTTGGAACAACCAAACATTACACACAAAATGTTCAAAGGATATAATTCAAGTATCAACCCAACCATTTCCAAGAAGTTATCTGTCAAGAAGTATTTTCGTCGCAATCCCATGGCTGATTATTATTTCGCTGGTACCGCTGCTAGCAGTCCATATGAACAAGCCTTTTATCATGTTGTCATTATACCTGCATCTGCTGCATCTAATTTGTCTGAAATCAATATTCGTGTTAAAATTGAATATATTGCTGTCCTTACCGAACCCAAGTATTTGTCTTCATCTTAATAAACATGTTTTCAATGTTTTCTTTTCTGCCTCGTACGCTAGTGGCCGCGCAGCGGCATTAGGGAGTGTTTTGA